TATGTTAGCCGAAGACCCTCATTGGAAAACAGTTACAACTAGATTTACTAGCAACACAAATGCAGCAGCATCAAGTGGTGGTGCTAATCATGGTAATCCAATAGAGCATAACTTAAAGTTTGGGGATGAATCATCATTAAATGAACAACAACAATGTAATCTTGATATCTTTAGTAATGGGTTTTCGCCAGCCTCAACAGATGGTAAACACAATGGTGGCGGATATTATTATTACTACATAGCATGGGCGGGTGCACCTATGGTTGGAACAAACAAAGTATTAGGAACAGCATTTTAGGAGAAAATTAAATGGGATTAGAAACAGGAACATATATATCAGACTTGAATAGCTCAAACCCAGCGGCAGGCGACCCTGTCAATGAGGGTGATGACCATATAAGATTAATAAAATCAACAGTCAAAGCAACTTTCCCCAGCGTTAGCGGAGCAGTTTCTTCTACACACACAGAACTAAACTTACTAGATGGCGTTACAGCAAACACAACAGAATTAAATTATGTAGATATTGCTACATTAGGTACCGCAGAAGCATCAAAAGCAGTAACAGTAGATGCTAACAAAGATTCTACAGGAATGAGAAACCTAACTGTATCAGGAACTGTAACCAGTTCTGCTGGAACATTAACAGCAATAGAAACAGTTTATCCTGTAGGAAGTATTTATATAAATGCAGCAGTAGCTACTAATCCAGGTACGCTATTAGGTTTTGGTACTTGGGTAGCTTTTGGAGCTGGTCGAGTTATAGTAGGTCTAAACGCATCAGACAGTGATTTTGATACAGCACAAGAAACTGGTGGTGCTAAAACACACACTTTAACTGTTGCTGAAATACCATCACATACCCATACATCTACTTTAAAAGGTAATGGTGAAGATGAAAATCAAAACATACCATCAGCATCTGATAATACAGACCCATCATTAACAATGACAACAGATGCAACAGGTGGAGGTGGGGCACACAATAACTTGCAACCATATATTGTTGCATATATGTGGAGAAGAACTGCGTAATGGCAATATTTCAAGCAGGACCACCGCAAGGAATGGCAAAAGATATTAATGCTACGGCTTTGCCTAATGAGGTTTTTTCACATACTCAAAATGTTAGATTTGAAGATAGTGCGGCAAAAAAATTTTTAGGGCATGACAGTGTGTTTACTGCACCAGCAGTTGCACCATATTTTTTAATTAATTTAACAGGAACAACAAACTACTGGTTTTATGCTGGCACTGCTAAAATTTATAGAACTGATGGCACCAACAATACAGATGTAACAAGAGCATCAGGCGGTGATTACGCAACTAATTTGGTAGCTACAGGAAACTGGGTTGGTTCTATTTTTAACGGATTACCAATGCTGAATAATGGAATTGATGAAGTTCAAATATGGAATCCATCGACTACAAAATTTATTGACTTAGCTAATTGTCCGTTTTGTAAATCTATAAGACCTTATGGAAATTATGCAATAGCTTTAAACACTACAGAATCAGGAACAAATTTTCCAAATAGAGTCAAATGGTCTGATGCAACAACAGGCTCTCCTACAGTTTGGGCAGCAGCAGCTACTAATGATGCTGGCACAAACACGATAGGCGATGAAGGAGATTTTATCGTTGATGGTTTTCCTTTGAACAAAGTCTTTGTTATATACAAAGAAAGAAGCACATGGTTAATGAACTATATTGGGGGAAATCTTGTTTTTAGTTTTCAAAAATTATTTAACGATACAGGCATATTATCAAGAAACTGTGTTACAGAGTTTAATGGAAAACATTTTGTAGTAACAAATGGAGACTTGATTGTGCACAACGGAGTAACCAAAGATTCTGTTGCCACCAATTTTGTTAAGAGAACTCTTTTTAATGAATTAGACAGCACCAATTATGCAAACATATTTGTTACGAATAACAAACAAAAAAATGAAATATGGGTTTGTTATCCAACAGTAGGTTCTGTTAATTGCAACAAAGCGTTGGTTTGGAATCACAAGACAAACGCTTTTAGTTTTAGAGATTTGCCTGATATTTTGCACATAGCAACAGGGATAGTAAATCCAGGTACATCAACTGAGGTATGGTCAGGACAATCTCAAAGCTGGATAGCTTACAGCACTTCTGATTCTTGGGGACAAAGACAGTTTAACCCAACAGAAACCTCAATATTAATGGCAGGAACGGCTGACACAAAGTTTTACAGAGGAGACAATGGGTTTGATTTTGCAGGTTCTAATTTTACAATGGTTTTAGAAAGAAAAGGATTAACGCTAGATGGCAATGCCAATACTGTAAAACAAGTTAGAAAAATAACCCCAAAGATAGCTGGAACAGGAAGTTGTGAAATATTTATTGGGAGTTCAATGAGTCCTAACGGAACATACACTTACAATACACAGCAGAGCATTGACCCTAACACACAAAATAAAGTAGATGCTAGAGCAACAGGTAAATATATAGCTATTAAGTTTCAAAACACAACAGCTACAACTTTTGAATTAAACGGATATGATTTAGAATATGAGGTATTAGGAGAAAGATAATGGCACAAGCCCCAAGATATACACCCAATCCTGTACCTGATAATCCTGAAGATTTGCCCAAATATATATTTGAAGAATTAACTAAACTACAAGGAGCGTTAGAAGAAAATCCTACAAAATTTATAGAGGTTAAAAATGTAGCTCCTGAAAGAATTAAGCAAGGAGATATAATATATGCAGATGGCACAAACTTTAATCCAGGAAGTGGCGAAGGAATATATTTTAGAAGTGCAGCAGGAAGTTGGGTGAAGCTAGGATGAGCCTTTATATATCAGGAGTTCCATCAAAAGCTATTGACAAAATATGGTTTGCTTGTGTGCCCTTTATAAAAAAAGCAGCAAACAAAGGTCAAGAAGAAATGAAACTAGAGCATATTTATAATTTTTGTAAAGAAGCAAAAATGCAACTTTGGGTTATTTTTGATGAAAATAATATTATTCAAGGAGCAGGAACAACCGAAATTATTAACTATCCAGCAAAAACTGTTTGCAGATTAGTTACTCTCGGTGGAAACAATTTTGATGATTGGATGAGCCATATCAAAGTTATAGAGGAATGGGCATTAGAAAGAAATTGTAAAGCTATTGAGACATTTTGTCGAAGAGGATTTGCAAAGAAAATGGAGAAGTACGGATATGAACAAACATATACAGTTCTTGGAAAAGAATTATCAAGCATACATTAAAGGAGACACATTATGAGTATGGGCGGTGGCGGAGGTCAATCTCAAACAACTAGAAGCGAACCATCTGAGATACAAAAACCTTATTTAGAGGATATGTATAAACAGGCACAGACTCAGTTTCAGCAAGGACCTATGCAGGCTTTTCCTGACACTTATACTGCGGCACCAAGTGAATCACAGTTAGTAGGCGAGCAATTATTAAAAGCCTCTTCGCAAGGACAGGCTTCTGCTATTGCTGATTCTTTATACCCAGCTTTTCAAAACACTTTAATGTCTCCATCGCAAGCGTTTGCTGACCCAATGTTGCAACAGTCATTAACAGCAGGATTAAGACCAATTTATAATCAAACACAAGGTTTATTGCAACAAGCTAGAAGAGACTCAACAAAAGAAGGTCAGCTCAACAGCGATAGACAAGCCTTGCTAGAACAAGGAGTAATAGGAGATTATTTAAACAAAGCATCTGATACCGCAGCTAAATTATACGGAGATGTCTATGGAGATATATCTAAAACTAGAGCAGCGGCACTAGCTTACACACCTCAAATTTTAAGTGCATTTAGCACACCAGCACAGACTATGATGGCAGCAGGTAGCATGGAGCAAGCTAGAGCACAACAAGCTATTGATGAGGCAAGGTCAAAATTTGAGTTTGCACAACAAGCACCATCAATGTCATTAAATCAATATGCAAATATTGTTGGCGGCACTATATTGCCTGGAAGCACTACAGTTTCAGGTGGTGGTGGCGGAGGTGGCGGTCTGCAAGGAGCGTTAGGCGGAGCTATGTCAGGAGCCACATTAGGACCTATGTTAGGAATGACAGGACCTTATGGAGCAATGGCAGGTGCAGCATTAGGATTATTAAGTTAGGAGAAAAAAGTGGCGACATTAGAACAACAAAGAATTGAAAGAGAACGAGCAGAAAAGCAGAGAATAGCAAATGCATCGTTACAAAACGGAAATACTTTTTCAGGAACAGGCGGAATGTTTAGTATGCCTAGCATAATGAATATGTTTGGTGGTGGTGGTGGAGCTCCAATGGAGACTAGACCTGAAGTTATAAAACAAATGAGAAATCAAATGACTCCTTTCACACCTGATAGAAAAAATTTTTCAGGTTGGTTTTTCGATAGTGCTATTGGACAAAACCCAAATGCTATTATGAAAGATGCTTCAGGAGACAATATTTCTGTATTTGATTATGCGTTGGGAGATAGACCAATCAATACTCCTCAAGACCCAAGAATTAATCCTAATGTTTTAAATTCTATCTATGGAACAGGAAGCGGAGGGAAAGATATGCCAGGAGTCTTTCAAGGAAACGAAGGTCCAGTAACAGAGCCTAGTGGATTTTTAGATAAATTAAACGCTATGTCAGGTGATGATATTATGAGTGGTTTACAAGGTGTAAAAGGATTATTGGATGCAGTAACGCCTGAGCAAGTTCCTTTGCAAGCAGCTCCAATAGCCAAAGCAAGTGCAGGATTGAGCTTATCAGCAAATCCTTATGAAGATTTATATAAAAGATACGGATTACTAGGGAGATAAAACATGGCAATACCATTATTAGGATTATTAGCAGTTCAAGGAGCTAGGGCTATTGCTACTAGGATAGCAGGTAGTGCTGCAACAAGAAGAAAAGTTGCAGAAATTCTTGCAAAAAATTTTAAAAAAGCACAAAAAGAATCTCTTGGTAAAGGTAAAATACCTACAGATAAAACTTTGACTCAGGGTTTAACAAAAGACCAAAAAGGATTGCTTTCTAATTTAACACCAACTCCCTCTAAAGGAAAAATATTTAAAAGTCCTATACTTAGCGAAGCAGAAAAAAAAGCAGCTAAATATACATTTAAAAGTCCTATACCTACTGCCGCAGAAAAAGCAGCCGCTCAAAATGCAAGAATTCAAAGTGAAACAGCAGCACAGGCAAGAATTGTTCAGGATGCAATCAAATCTCGACAAGCAGCTTATGGAAGAAAACCTATAACACAAACAGCGGATGCTGGATTAACAACAAGAGAAAGTTTAGGTTTGTTAGGTGGAGCAACCACAGTTCCATTAATTGGTGGAGCAATAGGAGGTTTTGCTAATCAAGAAACTCCTCAACAAGTATCAGCACCAACACCGCTACCAGCAACTGAGCCAGCACCAAGATTTATGCAAGTTATAAATCCTGGTTATGATTCTACAGGCAAAGAAGTATTAAATGCAGCATTGCTTAGAGCAGGATTAAGAATGGCTGGCGGTGGAAATCTAAGAGAAACAATAGATGCTGCTGCATCGGTAGCTGATTCAAGAAACATATTTAGAACTGGAGAAGAAGCATTAGCGGCAGGTAAGAGAAATCTTGGAGAAGCTGCACAAATAACAGTAGGGCAAAACGCTGATGGAACTTTCTCTTATAGAGGAACTTTAGATGCTAACCCAGTAGCTCAAATGGATGCCATAGTTAATGAAACACAAAAAAGAAAAGGAAAAAAACCAAGTATTATAACCAAAGAAATTTTAGAGGTAGCTATGAGAGCAAACCCTAGCAAATCCGAAGAAGAAGTTATCTCTGAATTAGAAAAAAGTGGTTACACTAACCCTACAGCATAGAGAGTAATATGGCAGAATTTATTTTACCTGATGAACTAAAACTAGAAGAAGAAGAAACAGGATTTGTTCTTCCTGATGAGTTAAAAATAACCGAACAACCCATTCAACTTTTAGATGAAGATGGCGAAGTTAATGTAAGCACAGAGGACCCTAGCTTAGCAAGAATGGGAGCAGCACTAGCAACAGAGATTGCTATAGCAGAAGGAGGCAGACAAGCATCTGCGTTAGGCGGACCAATTAGTTATGTAGTTGGTAGTTTAATTTCAGGAGCAGCAGGTTCTATAGCAGCACAAAAAATAACAAACCCTGATGATATCTCTGAGGGCAGAGTTATAGCTGATGCTTTTATTAACTTAATTCCTGGTTTGAAAGCAGCAAAAGGCAGAGGTATGTATGCAGATGCCGCCATGAGACAAGCTCCTTTAGGAGCAGGTATCGGTATTGCTGGGATAGCAGGTGAAACTATTATAGATGAAGGTCGTTTACCAACAGGCGATGAGCTTGCAAGTGCAGGTATAACAGGCGGTTTACTAGGTGGGGCTCTTGGAGTTACAGGAGCAGCAATCAATAGTGTTTTATTAAGACATGGAGGTAGCCCAGTAGAACAACTTACCAAAGTAATTAGAGGTGGCGAAGATGCTGACCTTGATACAATATATAAAAACATAAAGAATTTTTCTGATGAAGATTTAACTATAGCTCAACAAGGAGCAAGACAAAGAGTCTTAAACCTTAGAGAAATGTTTACCGATGATGCTATAAAAGTAAGACAACTTCAAAAAGAATCAGGAGCTTTTCAATACAACGAAGGAGGTCCTTTAGAGTTAAAAGAATACACAGACCCTTCTCTTATAAGCAAAGACAACCCAAAAGGAATAGTTAGCAGAGATGACCAAGATTATTACCAAACAAGAAGAAACCAACCTGGAAAAATAGATGGTGGGTATAATTTAATTGTTGGAGAACACAACTTATCTATGGATGAGCTTGCAACCGCAGGAATTAAATTAAACGGAAGAACCTCAAAAGAACTGTCAGACAGTATAGACAACTATTTACACGCTAAATATGCAATAGATTATAACTTAAAGACAGGCGAGGGAGCTGCTGGTATGTCCACAGCCCAAGCCAAAACAATTATAAAAGAATTTGAAGGAGCAAACTTACACAAAGAATTGGCAAACCCAATCAAAACTCTTAAAGAACAAATAAACAGGACTAACGAAAGAGCCGTAGAAGGCGGATTAGTTTCAAGAGAAAAATTAAATACTTGGAAAAAAGAATATGGTGAGAATTATGTTCCTCTGTATAGGCTTGTTGATGAAGATATACAACTTAAATCTAGGACACCTAACGCACCAGGCGAGGTAAAATGGTCAGGTATTTATGATGATGTTGGCAGTGAAGATTTAAAAGTTAAATCTATAAGAGAAAATATTTATAGACAAGAAGCTGAAATTATTAGAAGGGCTGAGGTAAACAAATCATCGTTAGCTTTTGTTAAGTTAATTAATGCACCACAAAACAAAGAGGCGGCTAAAGCCTTACTTAAAGACATAGATGGTAAAAAGTTTGGCAAAGCAGGTAATCTTAATAAACGCCCAAGCGATGCTGCTTTTACTTTTATGGACAAAGGCGAAACAAAATATATGGAATTAGCTGATGAAGGTATTGCTAGGGCTTTAAGAGGAACTCCTTATCAAGAAATGGGAACAATTACACAGCTAGTGTATGACTTCGCTTCAGGAATGAACAGAAGGCTAGGAGCTTTATACACAAGATTTAACCCTGATTTTGTTATACCAAACTTATTTAGGGATGCAACAGAAGCATCTGTTAATAACTCAGTTAGATTGGGAGCAAAACAAGGAGCAGCTACATTAAATCCTTACAAAACTGTAACGGATGACATGAACACTATTTACAGAAAACAAAGAAATTTGCCAGCAGAAACTCCAAGACAAAAAGAATTATACAGATTGTATGATGAATTTAAAGAAGATGGCGGAAGCGTTGGCGGACTAGCAGGCACAACAAAAGAACAATTAATTGACCAAGTAAACAAACTAACAGACAACATGACCAGTTCTTCGCCTATGGTTCTAGGAAGAAAAGTAACTAGATTTTTTGATGATTGGAACAATGTTTTTGAGGATGCAACAAGATTCAAAACTTACAAGCTAGCAAGAGAAGCTGGGAAATCAAGACAATCAGCAGCCTTAGCTGCTAGAGATTCTTCGTTTGACCCAAGACTTGGAGGTACTAATGTTAATGTAGTAAGGGCTTCTTTCTTATTTGCTAACCCAGCCATACAAGCAAGTAAAGTATTTCTAAAGAATTTATATCAAAAACCAAAATTTGCAATGGGTTTTATGGGAACTTTGTTTGGCATAAAAATGGGCTTAGATAAATGGAACTCAAGCATAGACCCTGACTGGGAAGAAAAACTTAGGACAACCACAGGAAGCGATTTTGTTAAAAACAAATCATTAGTTTTTTTAACTGGGGTTGATGAAGAAGGCAAGCCTGAATACATATCTATGCCGATAGGTTATTCTATGGTGCCTTTTGCAGTTGCGGCTGATTATGCACAAAAAGCAGCTACAGGCAAAGTAACCAATGAAAGCTATCTAGAACAAGGGGCAAACATTTTTTCTGAAATGACAGATGCTTACATACCTGTTGGTCGTAATATTGTTCCAACACCGCTAACTCCCTTTACAGATTTGATGCAAAACAAAGATGGGTTAGGCAGAACTATTAGACCTGAATGGTTAGAAACTAAAAACATGGCACAAAAAGAAAATATGTTTCCCTACACTATGGACACTTTTGGTGGTGAAATGGCTTTTGCTCTAGCTGAAACAGCAGAAAGATTTGGGCTAGAAACCTCTCCTGAAAACATAAAATATTTAGCTGAAAAATTTACAGGTGGTCCAGGAAAAACTTTTTCAAATTTAATTAACATTGTTTCTGCAGTTAAAAACGGACAGCCTCTAAAGAAAAATCAAATACCTATAGCTAGAAGGTTTATGGGAGATGGCTACGCTGAAAAGTTTGAAGAAAGAGCAGGAACCGCTACAGAAGTAGAAGAGTTTACTAGAATAGATAATACAGAAAGAGCAAGAGAAGCAAGAATATCATCATCTTTATTTAGAAGATTAAAGGATGCAAGAGAAAATGAACGCTTTGAAGAAGCCTCTGACATTATTAGCGATGCCATAGAAAGTGGAACGCTTACTCCATCTGTTCTCAAAAAATTAACAAGAAGAATTAAAGAAGATAAAAAAGGTTTGACACAAACAGACAGCAGGATAAAAGCATTAAGCATTAAAACAAGAGGTAAATACCTAATTAAACAAATGCAAAAGATGACACCATCTGAGATAAAAGCGTATCTAAGAGACCAAACTACAAAAGGTGTTTTAACTAAAAGCGTAATGAAGGATATTGATTTTGTAAAATCATTTCAAAGCATAAGAGAGAGGTTAAGGCAATGATACCAATGGAACTTATATCAATGCTTGGCTCTACTGTACTAGGTGGGGCTATGTCTATCCTTGCACAGAAAGGACAAGCGGAACAAGAAAAACAAAAGATGTTAATGCAACGAGCAGGGTTCGCAGCTAAGCAAACTGATAAAGCTCGTGATGTTAAAGATTCCCACACTAAGCACACTCGTAGATGGATAGCTTTGATGTGTGTATTCTCTATTATTGTAGTACCAATCATGGCACCCATCTTTACTGATGTTAATGTAGCTTATCAAATAGTTACAGAAGCTGAGTCAGGTTGGTGGATATTTGGTTCTAGCTACGAGACATCTTATTTTGAACAAGGTAACTCAATTTTTATAACTAACCTACAATCACACACAATATTCTCAATTATTGGTTTATATTTTGGTGGTTCTTTAACTAGGAAATAAGATGGTAGCTAAGAGGTATCAAAGCAAAACTGGTGGATTGAATGAAGCTGGTAGAAAATATTTTAAAAGAACGCAAGGTTCAAATCTTAAAAGACCTGTAACAGGTAAAGCACCCAAAGGCTCTAAAGCAGCAGGAAGAAAAGCTAGTTTTTGTGCAAGAATGGGAGGAGTTAAAGGACCAATGAAAGATTCTAAAGGCAGACCAACAAGGAAAGCACTAGCACTTAGGAAATGGAAATGTCGAAAGTCTTAAAAGGACTGGGTATTCTTGGATTGTTAATCTTAGCTTTATGCTTAGAAAATGCTATTGCAGATGTTACATCTAGTGGTAGTACAACTAATACCCAATCTAATAATGCTGGAAGTAATACTGCTATTACAGGTGGTTACGAATCAGCAACGACTTACCAGTCAGGTTCTAGTTCTAACAGTACAACGAATAACGAAACCAATAACAGCACAAATACTAAAACAGCCGTAAACAGCTCCTCAGCTCCTGGTATGAGCGTATATGGACAAGATAGCTGTGTTATACCATTAGCGGCTGGAGTAACTGTAATTGGCTTCTCAGGCTCTTTTGGGAGCTATTACACAGACCCTAATTGCGAAAGAAGAAAATCTGTATCTGTCTTAGCTAAGCTTGGCATGAAAGTCGCAGCAATATCTTTGATGTGCCAAGACAAAAATGTATGGCAAGCCATGATGGATGCTGGTACACCATGCCCTATAGATGGATTGATAGGAGAGAAAGCCAAAGCTAAATGGATTGAGAAACGCAAACAAGAATTAACAGGAGCTACTGCTGCAACTAAACCGAGCATGACCTGGAATAAAAATGAGAATATTAATACTAAGCCTAATGCTAAGTAGTTGTGCTACTTATAATGTAGAGATAGGCAACCCTGTATGGGGTTCTAATGAACAAGAAATATACCCAATCGAGAGACAATGAAATACTTAATTCCTTTATTTTTTCCATTAATGGTTCTAGCAGACAGTCAAACAACAGGTAATTTAATTACTAATGGTACATTCGATAACGGAACTACAGGTTGGACATTACAAGGAGATGCACAAAGAATAGGAGATTGTTGTCCTGGTGGACATGATTTAGAATTCGGAGATAGTGGCTCAATAGAACAATCATTTGATTTGCTCTCTAACACCATCACACAACCTATGCTTAACAATGGTATTACTCTTAACTCATCTGTTGAAGTACAGAATGGAGAGTGTGGAGTATCGGGATGTTGGGGAGGCAGTGGACCAGCAGATAGCTTTACAATCCGATTACAGATTAGAGATTCTGATAGCAATGTACTAGCTACTACTACACAGGAGAGAACTAATGTTACAGGGATTAATGGAAAAGATTTTGAAGATAGCGTTTCGTACACTGGGTCAGGGTCTAATCAAGGAAATATATTTATCAGCGGTTCTGATAACAGCGGTAATAACGGTAATCTTCTTGGTCCTAATGTGGATAATATTTCTGTAACAATGACCTATGATAATGAGGTCTTATCAGCTATACAAACATCACACATATCGACTACATTTCAAGAAGTAGAAGAAGTATTATCAACAGAAATAGAAACAATAGAATTTATACCATTAGAAGAAATAGTCTTTGAAGTGTTTGAAGAACCTGAAATGGTGGTACAAATATTTGAAGAAATATATATTATAGAAATAGCCGAAGAAGAAATTAACACAGGGATTGTTGAGATATTTACCATAGCTATTGAAGAAGAGATTATACCTATGGAGGTAGCATATGAAGAGCCAAAGACCATCGAAGCGTTCACAACAGAAGTCGAAAGTTTTGAAGAAAGAATTGAAACAACAGAAAGTTTCAACAACACGCCAACAGGCGAAGTTATACAAGAATTCTTTGCAGAAGAAACCATCATCGAAACCTCAAACTCTAGCGGAATCGTTGAGCGAGAAGCTGTACTTGAAGAAGTTGGAGGAGGAGAAGAATCTAGCACAATCGTACAAGCTGAAGCAGGAGGAGGAAATGCAGAAGCACCAAGAGAGAGTGAAGAAAGAATTACTACAGAGCCTAGAGAAGAAAGCACAGTTGCAGAGTCTACCCCTGAAGCTGTGGAACAGACTGAGAGCAATACTCCTGAACCTGAAGGAGAAACTACAGTGGCTTCTGAAGAAGTAGATGAAACTCTCGGAGAAGGAGAAACAACAGATAGTGAATCAGGAAGTGGAGGAGCTGAAACTGTTGCTACAAGAGAAGATGCCCTCGAAAGCAGAGATGCTGAGGTGGAAGAAGGCAGGGATGGTGGAAACACTACAGTCGATACTCAAACTATTTCAATAGAATCTATTGAAAGGAAGGTTAATGAAACCCTCAAGCGAGTGGACCAAAGGCTTATTGCTACATCACTTATTGTAGCTAAGGCTATGGAAAGCCCTATTTCATTAGAGAACTATGGGAACACAAACAACAATATATTTTTAAATCAATTAAACATTGATGGAGGTAGCTATGATGACCAAAGAGAATACATTGATTTGCGAGATATATATTCTGAGAATCAGATTGTATATAACGACCCTATGGCAACAAGTCAAAAGATTCTTCAGGAATCTATAGATAACACAATAAGAGCAGAAGAACATTTAAGGAGGATTCGTGGATTTTAAAGATATAAAAACATGGGGAGTTTTACTCTCAATTATAGCAGCTATTGGTGGTGGGTTTTCTAAGTTTGGAGAAATCTCTAATCGCTTAACTGTGCTTGAGAAAAAATCAGCTCCTGACATTAAACCATTGACAGCAGACATTGCCATTAACAAAGCAGAAATAGCAGTATTAAACGCTAAAGTTAATGAAATGAAAGCTAGGTCAGACAACCCACTAGGACAGTAATATGCCAAAAAGAATAGATAAGGAGAAAGAAGAGAAGTTTATAGACTTCTTTTGTCAAGGAGATACAGCAGGAAATGCTACTCAATCAGCAATAAAAGCTGGCTGGGAAAACAACAAATCAATTAGGTTTCAAGCTAGATATCTTAAAAACAAATACACAAAAGAAATCAGGAAGAAACAAGAAGAAAGAATTGCCTCTACATCAGGCGTAGCTATCAGCGTTTTACAAGACTTGTTGCACTCTGAACAGGATGCGGTCAAACTCAACACAGCCAAACTTATTCTTGAGCTAGGTAACTTTTCATCTCAGACTATTAATCTTAATGTAGATAAAACCGCAGAGAAATCTGATGCTGAGTTAATTACAGAACTAAAAGGATTGTTAAAAGAATCTCCTGAGCTAGCGTTACAAGAAGATGATGACATGACTAAACATTAGTCTCCAAGTTTCCTTAACGCCTCATTTTCTATATCAACAACCTCTTCTCTTATCTTGAAGTATTGCTTTCTATGTCTCTTGTATAGCTTCATAGGTATCTTCATAATGTGTGCTCTATGCACATCTTCATAAATAAACTCACCTGTACCATCACAATGCGGACACTTCTCAATACTGCTGTTATTGACAACAACAGTACCAACACCCTTACATATAAAACATTTTGTAAACAATGTCTCAGCTAAGGCTAGTC